TTTTGAAGGGCGTATTTTATTGAATATCGAACCGAAAACTAAAATTTGAGTTAAGCCGTAAGCTGCTAAGATAAAATATATTAATTCCATTTATACCTCTTACTCTTCATACATCCCGTACAGGCCATAAGCAGTATTAATGCCAGCGTATTGAGTCATCGTTCCCTTGCGCTTCTTATGTGGTACTTGGCCAAGCTCTGTTGTGGCCGACTCGCCAGGCTCTAAAAGCTCTTCCTCGAAGCCAATTTCATATTGTTTAACTGCGTCATAGTGTGGTTTTTCTTCTAACAAGAAATTAACCACCGAATATAAGGTCATTTGAATAGAGTCGACCCGAGATGGGTTTGCACTTTCCAAAATGACCCCCTCTAAGGAGCCATAAACATTTCCGCCGCGCACGGAGGCTGGATCAATAACACCATTTCTGTTAAGGTGATCGAAAAGACGAGACTGGGTGGCATATACATGATCACCATATTGATGTTTCGATAGCGCTAAAACTTTTTTATTTTTTGGAGACAAAACGATGTCAATTTCTGGATGATCTAAGATCAATATATTGCCATCTAAAGTTTTTCGCGCCTTTAAACGTATCTTGGCATCGATGGGATTTTCAACTGTAACTTTAATAGTCATTAGGCTTCCGTCTCTTCCACTAGGGCTTGTATTTTTAATATTTGTTGTAAAAATTCTTTGTCTATCGGCTTTGCGTTCGACCCTTCTAAAAGTTTTGCAATTTCTTTCATTTTCGAAGCCATTCCTTCGTCCTGCTTAAGTTCTTCCAAACCAAAAGAATTATTAATTTTCTTCTTTAAAGTCTCGATCTCTTCATTTAAGTAAACTTTAAAGTCTGTGCCATTGTCCAAAAAAGAGAGAATAAATTTATTAAGCAATGTTTTCTGCCCCCCTAAAAGGCCTTTATTGTATTTTCTATTAAATCTTTCAACAAACTTATTTACAACAACGCCAGACACATTTGATTTTTTATCTTTTTCTGCTGTGGTTGTCGTGGTGATCTTCGCTAGTATGTTTTCCTCTAAAATAACGCGCTTTTTCGCAGAGACATCATCATTAAATATTTGCGACAAAGTAGCGATATCTTTATAACTTGGGACAAAATTAGAAAACACTCCTTTCGAAAGATCTTTATTGATTTTCTTGATCAATGTGCTTTGTTCTGTAAAAATCTTTTTTGAGTCAAGTTTTTTGTATTCTTTTTTTGTTTCTTGAATCAACTTTTCAGCAGTGTGCGGGAGCAATCCGCGAGTGTCCAACAAGTTTTTAAATAATTGTAGTTCTCTGCCGATCTCGGTATCTCCTCTAAAACACTCTTTCAAAATAGATACTGCTTCATTTCGTTGATTCCGGTCTTTGGTAACTGCTTTCTTCGCAACCTCTCTTACTAAAATTTCATAAAGAAAGGCACTGTTTCTCTTTTTATTGTGCTTTGGCATTGTCTTTTTGTTCCAACTCCTGTATTAATTCCTTTATGTGTAGATTCGTTTCTAATAATTTATGTTCTTCATCACTGTAATTAGTTTCTTTGCTTTCCGAAATACCTTTTCCCAAGCCAAGTAGTTCTTTTGCTCCAGTGGGCAAGTGCCTTGTTTGTCTCGGGGGGAGTCGTGCTATCTCGTGGGATCCTTGTGCGCGGAAGTGGCGTTTGCGCGCTCCGCTTTGACGTTTGTCTGCTTTTACTGGCTTGTATGCCTTTCCTTTGGATCTGGGCGTGACATACGAACCGTCTTTTTTAACTTTTACGCGCGTCCAGCCCTCATCGTCTCGTTTGCCTGGGGCGGCCAGGAGCGACGTTTCGGCTTCGGGGCCCCCTTCTGCGCCGGGCGGTGCGCCGGCTGCCTCTTCTTCGGGAATCTCTTCGGGAGCGGCCAGCTCTTCGGCGCCGAGGTCGCCCATGCCACCTTCTAGGCCGGCGCCTAGGCCGCCCATTCCGCCCATTCCGCCGCCAGGGGCAGCAGCAGCAGCCTCGCCTTGCGCCATGGCCTGTGTGAAATACATGTCATAAAAAAGCTCTCTCTGGTTACGTACAAACTCTTCTTCACTAATACCGAACAGATTTCTTGCCAACCACCGTTTACTAAAAAATCCATCCGATGCTTGGGCGGCTACTGTAAATTTAGTATTCCAGTTTTCAAGCTCCTGCATCTCGGCGATTTTTGATGGATTATTTAGGTGAAGACTAAAAGACAACAAATCGTCTCCTCTGTACCCGAGAGTGTAAAGATGTACAATTGCTATTTTTTCCAGTTCAGTGATGACAGATCTTTGCAGTCGCTGAACTGTTCTTGCAAAACGAATGTCTTTTTGTGCCAGCGTAGCCTTGTCTTCGTCGCTTCCCTCGGCTCTTGACAGATAAGAGGCGGGAATTTTTAATGCTGAAAATAGTTTATCTCTTAAATACTTGACGTCATCAATGTCCCCTGTATAAGTTCCTCCCGGGAGGCTTTTAATGTTGGTACCCACTCCGCCTCGCATTGGGATAAAATAATCTTCTTCGATACTTAGTGGATTATAGCGCAAATCTACACGGCCAGTGTCTGGGTCAACAACTTGATTTCTTTTCATAGAAGTTATAATACGTTGCATATACTGCTCAACATCTTGTGGCGGAATATTGCCTACATCCACCTCAAATATTCTTCTTTCGGGCGCCCGGACGATGCGATACGCCATCATTGCATCTTCTAGAAGAACCAATTGTCGCCAAATTCTTCTTGCACCGTCTAAAATGGAGGTCCCATAAGGGGCAAATTTATCATTTCCCAAAATTCTAAAATGTGCTACTTGCCAATTCTCAAATGTAACACCTCCAGAGTTCCATTGAAATTGTACATAGTTCGGATTAGTTTTGTCTAGGCCCTCCATTCGCTCAATTTCTTGACTCGGAAGCCCAACGATTTGTTTAATTCCCAGCTGATCGTCAATGTCCAAATACAAATAAAAATCACCGTATTTACACATCGTGCGACACCAACCAAAAAGGTTGAACCCAATATTTAAAACGCTATAAAAAAGTGTATCTAAAATACTTCTTATTTCTTCATCGCTAGAACTAACTTTAAGAACTTTTGTAACGCTACTGTGAGTTGTCATCTCGTCCGCATAAATGTCTAGTGCTGATGAGATTTCTGGTGTATACTCCATTTGATCGAAATCGGCGTAGCGCTGCAATCTAGATTGCGTTCCCATCATATAAGAAGAATGATTATCAAAGGGGCTGTAACCGACTCTTTCAAACTTTTGACCACCAACATCTTTAAACGTTTTAGAATATTTATCTAGTCTGCGGCGCCGCAGTTGTCTTGTATTCTGAGAGCGATAATTAATAAGGGGCCCAGAAAATAATTTAGTTAATCTTTTATAGAGCGGTGAGTCTGCGTTTCGTGGATTTTTTGTATTTTTAGTGGGGTCTGCCATTTAATTTATCCTTTCAATAGCCAAAGAAATTCTTTCATTTTTTTCTTTTCGTCAACCATCTTTTCAAAAGCCTCTGTTTGTTTCGGCTTTTGCATGCCAGGTACGCGCGAATCTAGATGAGTCTTATTTGTTATTATACAATTTAAAAATGCTTTTTTATACTCTAAATCCCTTTGATTTTCAATTAAAGCTGTATCTCGCACCCAGCAACCAATAGCACAAGCCATAATTAAATCATCGTTATAGCTTCGCTGTGCCTGTGGGCGCCCGTTTTTCCAAATAAAAGTATCCAACTCATTAATTAATCTCTTAGAATAAATAGTTAACAATTTATTTCTTATGAATTCTTCGAATTTAGCCACTATTAGCGGCCGTGTTTTGAGTGATGTGGTAAAGCCAGCAACAGCGCTCGCAGTTGTCTCGGCCTGATACTGGTCGATGTATTCGTGAGATGACTTGATTGAGTGGTATATATTAGGATACCCTTTATCTGCTAATTTGTCTAGTACTGCAAACCCTACACTATTATTTTCTACAACGACCATTGCATTGCCATATTCTCGCCCTGCGCTATGAACTATTTCAGAAAATAAATCAGGCGTCACCTTTCCTTGGTACTCTGCGATAATTTCCATTGTCTCTAGTTTAAAAATATGAAAAACAGAAAAATCTGCCCCGTCGCCGCGTGATACATCGGCAACAAGTAAATAAGTGTTTTCTTGATTAAACTCTTCCCAGATCCAATAGTTCCTATCAATACCCGTTCTATACTTTGGCTCTTGAATTCTTTTTTTCAACCATTGGATATCATCCCCATCAATAACTGTTTCTCCTGATGTATTAAAATTGCACTCGTACTCTTGCGCAATTTGTCTTTTACTCATATTTTTAGTTTCTGTCTCAAACCACTCCTGGTCTCTGTCCGGGTGGACGTCCCACATTAAATTAACAGGGAAAAATTCATTTTGGCCGCTTTCAGATTTAATATATGTTTCATGAAACCAATCTCCAACACCGTTTGGAGTTGATAGGGCGATGCATCGACCACCAGTAGAAATTGTAGGATAAAGTGCCGTCCACAGATCAGTCAAGTTTTCAACATGCGCGGCCTCATCGATTACTAATAAAGATAATGATTCCGAGCGCCCAGCGTCGGCAGAGGTGGATGAGGCCTTAACTTGAGATCCGTTGCTTAATTCAAACGAGTTTTTATTATCAACATCAATGTTGGCAATTTTTAACCAAGTTGGTAAATGTTTAATAATTCCCTTGACCTTTCGGACTAAATTAGCTGCTGTGCTTAATTTGGTCGCGACCACAAGAACATTTTTATCTCTGTGGAAAAGCAGTAGCCAAGCGATGTAGCCAGCTACAATAGTAGAAATCCCAAGCTGGCGTGCTTTGAGAATAACTGTGAACCGATGGTCGCCAAAAGTTTCTAGCAACTCGGCTTGGTAGTCATATGTTTTAAATGGAATTAGGCCATGGCCGGGGTGTGGAATCTTAGCGTAATTATTATTAAAATATTGGGAGTCTTTGCCGCACTTCAGGACTTCTTTTAAAATCTCTTTTTTTGTCAGTTTGTAGCTCATTAAGCCCGGGCATTTGTTTTCTTGGCGCCTTTGGGCGCTTTTGCATTACTTGGCTTTTTTGTTCCAGGGTATTTATCTTTTCCTATCGCTAAAAATTTCTCAACCGCAGTGCGTAATTTCTCTTCTGCTTCTCCTGGGTCGTTGTCGCCCACAGCTTCAGTATCTTTAATTCCGCCAATTGTATAAACTTTTTTAGCTTCAGCCCACGTGCGAATTCGCGACATGTTTTGAACAAAAATATCAGCATCACCATCTGACGTAAGGGTGATCCCGTTGCCGGTGATGGCTTTATATTCTTTTTTTAAGAATTTTATAATGCCTTTGTATGTTCGCTCAATCTCTTCATCGAGTTTAGAATTATGAAAATCTTTTATTTTTAATTCTGCTTGATATGTCACAATAAGCTTTGGCCCGGCGATGCGCACCTTGAAGCCGTCCATCACTCTAGAGTCCAAAACCGCGTCTCCTTCCTCGCGCTTGAGCCCAGTCTTTCTCTCCTTCCCATCGGCAGAATATTTTTCATATTGACAGCCATCATAAGCATTTGCGGCCGCTTGCATCAGTCCTTTTATAATGTCACTTACAGTTGTTGCCATTTGTTACCAATCTCCCACTTCGGAGGTGCTTTCAAGTTCAGGAGCTGTCTCGGGCGCAACATCTCCGTATTCAGTGGGTGCCTCCGTCGTCTCAAGTGAGCGTATAAAGTCCATGCCGCTGGCCATGGCCGCTATCTCACGCTGCAATTTGGCCCAGGCTTGTGGAAATTCAGTGTCTAGACTCTTTTTTACAAAATTAAGCGCACTCGTCGTAGCTGCTCTTTGTGGCGGTTGCATGGTTGGGAAGTTTAGGTCGCCCTCTGCTGCCTCTGGCGCTTCGGGTTCGCTCGGTGCGTCATCGAATTCGTCTAGACGTTCGGCTTCCTCAGTTTCTTCAGCATTCTCATGTAAGAAATACCGCGGATCTAGCCTTTTCTTATTCTTTCGTACTATTCGTCTTCTCATTGTTTGGTCTCCAGCCTTTTATCCACTCTTCTTCGTGGCCTTGAATATATTGAATATAGCACTCGAAGCAACATTCAAACTTATTCATATAAAGATCGTCTTTTATTTCAAAAGAAAATACTCCACATGCAGGACATTTTCTTTTATTCTCCTTAGTAATTAGGTTCTTCGGAAGGAAAAAGCCGTCTTTATTTACTTTCTCTTTTTGTTCTTCCTTTTTGTCCTCTTCCTTATAAAATTCTTTTAATTGTTCTAGGTACTCTTCTTCTTTCTCATCTGTCCAAGATGACTTGGGATTTACAATTGTGTCTTTACCAAATTTTTTAGCTATAGCTTTTTCAATCTCCGCTATTTTATTTA